CATACCTTTGTCAAAATTAATATTAATTAAAATTTATAACTATGAAAGATTATGTAAAACTTGTACAAGCTGAACAGTATCTTGGTGATAAAGAATCACTTAAAGAATTTGTAGGAGCTGAAAACTTTTTTGAAAAAGAAGATGTTATTTTCATTCCAGAAGTAATTGGAGAACCAAGTATGAAATGGAAAGTGTTACCAAATGATTATATAGTTAAGACACATAAAGGTTTTGATGTATATAAACAAGAAAGATTTGAAAAAGAATTTGATGAAGTAACTATTCAAGAAAGTTTAGAAGCTCCTATAGCTATTACTAAACCAATTGAAACTAAAGCTACTACTAAAAAGAAAGTTGAAACTGAAAAGTAATACCAAGTTATTTTATATTTAAGACCTATTAGACTTTGTGTTTAGTAGGTCTTTTTTTTAGGTTATAAAATTTTTTATATTAATAGCCATTTTTTAATTTTTTATCTTAACTTTGCTTCAAATTAAAATGAATATGTTTTATAAAAAAATTCACAGACTTCCTATATATGATTCACACTTGTTTCAAGTAATTGTAGGAGATGAAACAGATAAAATAAATAAAGCTATAAATCAAAATCAAGAAGATTATTTTGCTTCTTGCTGGAGAAATAGTCATGGACCAAGAAGACTTAAATGTATAACAATAGTTTTAGACCCAACAGATAAAAATAATCCTATTACTGCTGGTATTATTACACATGAATGTGTCCATGCTAAAAATATGTTATTTGAGAAAATAGGTTTTAAACCTAAAACAAATAATGATGAAGCAGAAGCATATTTTATGGAGTATTTAGTAAATTATGTTACTGATTTTGTTAATAAAGTAAGAGAAAAAGAATCACTTTTAAAAACTAAAAAAGATGAGTAAAGAAACATTAAACCAACAAGAAGAAATTATTACTCAACAAGATGAGATTAATTTAGAATCATTTAAAGGGGAGTTACCTACTACCTTTATGAAAGAAGACCTTCCTGCTCCAGATTATATAATTCTTTCTGGAAAAACATTGAGGAGAAATTTTATATATCAACAAAGAGATGAATATATAAATGAACATAAAGTAGCTCCTGATGAAGATAAAATGGAAGAGTTTGCAAACAATGCGAGAAGAAAATATATACAAGAAGGAGATTATTCTTTAAACAAAATAACAGGAGAAGCTGTTTCATTAGGAAAATTTTAAATTAAATTATATGAGAATAATTCAAAAAACAATGATACTTGAAAAAGAAAAGTATTATGAAATGCATTTGAAGATAATAAATTCACTTATACCAGCACCATTAAGTAATATGGAAATTAAGGTACTTGCAGGATTTATGTCTTTAAGTGGAGATTTAGTGGAAGTAAATAGATTCAATGGTGCTGCCAGAAAATTAGTGGCATCACAACAATCCCCACCTATTTCTTCTGCTGGTATGAGCAACTACATTAAATCTCTTGAACAAAAAGGAGCAATTTATTATAATATTGATAATGTTTTAGAAATAGCTAAAATATTAGTTTGTGAAAATGAAGAGCAATTTTATCAATTTAAAATTAAGAAGAAGTAATGAAGATTGAAAGTCAAGAATTAATGATTGAATTTTATGAAAAGAACAAAGAATCTTTTCCAGGATTGACATTTGAACAAATGAAAGAATGTTGTGGAACTCAATATTTATATGCTAAAAAAGAAATAGAAAGTGGAAAGTTTCCTACTATTAGACTTAAATATTTTGGTACATTTTTAGTTTATCCTAAAAGAGCAGAAGCTATTTTAAGAAGATTAACAGTTCAATTTAAAGAATTAAAACTTGATGCAAAAACATACTTTGAAAAAAAGACTTTAATTGAAAATTTTTTACAAGATGGTACAGAAGAAAAAATTTAGTGATATATTTGCATATTTTCAGGGTTACTATAGATATAATTTGTATTATAGCAAACACTTTAAATGGTTAATTAGGAAGCATATCTTTGAACAAATTGTTTGGAGAATAAGTGTAATGGATATTGAATGCTATGAGAAAGGAAGTTGTAAATTATGTGGTTGTGATACTACTGCTTTACAAATGGCTGACAAACAATGTGGTAAACCTTGTTATCCAAATATGATGAATAAAAAAGAATGGTTAAAATTTAAACAAAATAATTATGGAAAATTGGATTAATAAAGTAATCAAGGTTGGTAACATTAGACAAAATAAAATATTACCATTATCTTTTGTTGCTACCCCATATATAAAAGAAATAACTTTAATAGTTCCTGGTTGTGGGTGTACTACCTGTGAATATGATGATAAAAAAAGAATGTTAAATGTAGTATTTAAAACAGGTAACATACCTAATCATATAATAGGAAATCAAGAATTTAGTAAAATAATAACAGTTGTATATAAAGATGGTTCACAAGATGAATTATTTATAAATGGCATAAAATTAAGAGAATAATGGGAGCAAAAGTATTAGTAAATGATTATGTAAGATTAGCAAAAGCTAATCCAACAATAGAAAAAGAATTTGAATATTTTAAAGAATTTATATTCAATAGAACATTAGTTTGGGAAGGAGTATCTAATCCTAAAGCTGGAGGTAATCTTCACAATGTTGCTGGTGATACTGGTGGTTGGACATTATGGGGAATTGCTTATAATTCTAATTCTGGTTTATTTAAAAATTTTGATGATTTTAAAGATACCACTTATGAAGAAGCAGCAGCTATTGCTTATACAAAATATTACAGAGCTATTAATGCTTTCATACTTCCTTTAGAAGCAAGACTTATGTACTTTGATACTGCTTATAATATGGGTAATATGAGAGCAATTAAAATTATGCAATCTTGTGCAGGAGTTCCTCAAGATGGAGTTATTGGTCCTGTTACAAGAGAAAAAATGCAATATGTAACAGAAGAATGTTTGTTCAATAAAAGAAATACTACTTACAACAACATAGTAAGAACTAATATTAAAATGAATAAATTTATTAAAGGTTGGTTGAATAGAAGTTTAGCAATATTTAAAATCAAATAATATGAGTTTATTATTTACAGTAGAAAATAAAATTGTAAGACCAAATGTTGAAACTCTTTTGATATTTCCTTTTTCAGAGATATGGGATAGAGATGATTTACCTGGAAAACAATTAGCTATAGAAGATTTTGCTTATATAGAATTTGTTACATCAGCTAAAAAATCAAATCCTTATGCTGGTTATGCTGAAAATGTCAGAAGAGAAAAAGTTATTGCTGATATTATTACAAGACCAGACTGGATAGAAGATGATTTGATTAAACTTGCAATTGAGAAAATGATTCAGTTTCAAAAAGAAGCATCTGTTACTTATAATTATTATATGTCAGCTAAAATTGCTGCTGAAAAAATACAAGATTTTTTCAATACATTTGATATGAAACTTGTAAACTTGAAAACAGGTTTACCTTTGTATAAACCTAAAGAAATAACTTCAACTTTAATTGATACTTCTAAAGTATTAGAAAATCTTAATACTTTGAAAGATAAAGTAGATACAGAAATATTTGAAGAAGTAAAAAATCGAGGTCAAAAAGTGGTAAGTCCATTTGCAGACCCAAACAGTTTATAATGTATGGATATTTATGATGATGGTAAATTAGATGGTATTAGAAATCCAGATGGTATTTGGATTAACTCTCAAGTATTTAGAGAAGAAGCTCTGAATTTCAAGAAGTATAATATGTACTGTTCATCACCAGCTAATTCACCTGATTGGTTAAAATATTGGACAGAACAAAGAAGAAGATGTTTAAATGGTTATTCTGTTGGAGGAGTAAGGATTACAGGAGACCATTATTTTTATTTGAACTTCTGTCCTATTATGAAAACAGAAGAAGATGATAATGGTTTAATTAAAAATAAAAGAGCAAAGAAAGGTAAGAAAGAATTAGATTTTCCTGACTTTTGGGATGGAGATTATAATTATTATTGGTGTAGAGAAATTGCAAGAAATGGTATATTAGATTCAGGTTTAATTTTACCAGAAGAAGCAGATGAAATATACAGTTTACCTGATTTAGAACAAGCACTTAAAATGAAAGAAGTGTTTGATTCTCTACATCTTGATGTTAAAATTGAACCAAATTATCTTTATGGTGGATATAATCTTATAGTAGGTAAATCTCGAAGAAAAGGTTATTCATTTAAGAATGCTTCTATTGGGGTAAATAATTATCTTACAAAACCTAATAAACTTACTATATTTGGTGCAGAAGATAAAAAGTATTTGTACCCAAAAGGTATATTTACTATGGCAAATAATTACCTTAACTTTATTTCTCAACATACTCCTTGGGTATATCCAAGAGATGTTATTAATCAGATAAGTAAAGGACATATCAGAGCATCTACTTTAGAAATAAAAGCAGGTGTACCTATTGAGAGAGGATTTATGTCAGAAATAATGTCTTTAACTTTTAAAGATAATCCCGATTCTGCAAGGGGAAAAGATGCTTATGACTTAATATTTGAAGAAGCTGGTTCTTTTGGTACTCCTGGTTTATTAAAAGATAGTTATGTTGCATCAGAAGATTGTGTAATGGATGGTGATATTAAAACTGGTCTTATTACAATATTTGGTACATCTGGAGATATGACTGGTGGTACAGCAGATTATGCTGAAATGCATAGTAGTCCTTTAGCATTTGGATTACTTCCTTTTCAAAATGTTTGGGATAAAGATAGTGAAGATATGAAGTGT